ATGTGGTGCACTATCTATCAACTGTACGAAGACGGCCAGCGGCTGCCGCCTGAAATCGCGCAGGCGAACGGCGCGTATGGATGGCTGTATATGCATTCAAAGCTGCCCGGCACCGGCATGCCCAAGAACCAGGCGCACCTACTTCCAGAACCCGGCGCTCCTCCAGGCATTAAGGACGTCATCGAGGCACTGAACTGTTGCAATCTCGTGGCCATCGACAAGGGCAGCATGAGACTGAATGGCAGTCGCACGTACACGCAGAGTTTTATCAGGCAAGCATGGATATGCGTCCCAGGGGAGAAAAGTCATGCGACGTGAAGACGCGCGCAGCGCAATCATTGACCATTGGTACGCCTGGAGCGATCTGATGGCCGAATCGGACTATATGGCCATGGGCGTGGCCATGCACCTGTTTTATGAGTATCTGCAGTCCAAGCACCCCCAATGCCTGGACTTTCACAGTGCAGACGTGTACGCAGAAATGAAGGCCTGGATCTACGAGGACTGCGAGCCCTGACACAGCAGCCGCACAGCGCATAAACAAAAAAAGCCTCCCCGATGCCGAAGCACCGGGGAGGCTTTCATTTTTCATTGGCCACTTTGAGCGGCCGCTTGCAGTTGGCCAGGGCCGTCCGCAGCAGGATCTCATAGCCCTCGCGGCGCTCCAGCTCGGCGCCGGCGGCCTGGACGTACATGTCCACGTCAGCGCCGCCAGGCAGTTGCTCGGTCGGCATATTGGGTCGCTCAGGTTCGGGCTCATCGCAAGGAACCGGCATGGCGACCTTGACCTGCTGAATCTCAACCCTCGCCGGCGGCGCAGCACCGCAACCAGCCAGGAGGACAGCGGCCGCCAGCGCAGCTGAGAGTAGGGGTAGACGGCGCATTACTGACCTCCTGCAGACTGACGGGACGCCAGCAGCTCAGCCACTCGGGCTTGTGCGCTTGCGCATGCATCGCCAGGCACTGCGGCCGGCGTGCTGAGGATCTTGTCCGCGCGGGCCTTATGCCCAGCTGCTACCGCAGCCGCCTGTGCGCGGGCTTGGTCGCGCTCGCGCTTGAGACCTTCACCGACCAGCTGCAAGGCCTCGACGGCTTTTGTGCACACGTCTGCACTCCCACGCGCCAGCGACTCCTTTTCGCCGGCGTGATCGGCATCGGATCTGGCCAGGGTTGCCGCATCACGCTGCCCCACGTACATCCAGGCCAGACCCAAATTGCCCGCCAAGCTCAGCAGCAGCGCCAGGGCAAGCGCTGCAGCAATCTTTGCTGCGGTCGTCATACCGACTGAATCCCCACCATGGTGGTTTTGCCGTGGACCGTAATCACACGATTGACCGCCTGCAGGGGGATGCGCGTGGACAGGTGCACCCACTGCGCCCCGCCCACGCTTTCATAGATGATCTGCCCAATGCCCAGTGCACTGATCTGCGGTGCCAGAGCCTTGGCCACCTCATAGGGCGTCCCGTATGCCGGGATCTTCACATCAGCTGCCATGCCCTGCGCGTGGTCGCTCGATGTGACACCACCGACAGCCGCATTGACTTGGCGATTGCGATAGCCACTGGTGACGATGACGGCCTTGCCGCCAAGGAATGTGCGCACGCGCTCCAGCATCTGGGCCGTGCGGTGCAGTTGCTGCAGGGCATCAGCGGTCGGGGTGTTGTCCAGCCCGAGCTTGCGCGCGGTGCTGCTGGCCACCAGCTCGGCCAAGGTGAAATGTTCTGTCAACTTCATGGGTCAACCCTCCTTAAAACGGGTGCGAATGATGAGAAAAGTGAAGCCTGCGATGACGCAGACATCAGCAAGGGTTGGTGGTGTGGGCCGCAGCCATGGCGCCACCAGGGCGCCGGCACCGCCCAGAGCGAGCAGCGCCCAGGCGATGGCTTTGAGCCAGGCCACCAGGCGAGTGCGAGGAGCAAGCCCAGGCATACAGGGCGCGGTGCGCTCCAGCTTGTTGAGCGCCTCGGCCACGACGACCAGGCCGCAGAGCCAGTGCAGTACGCTGAGCAACGTAATCACGGGATAGAACATGGTCAGCCCCCTTCCGCTTGGCCCTGCTTGGGCAGGTACTTGCCAATGAACGACCGCAGAAAGCTCTGCGCGCCAGCCCCGACAATGCAAGCCATCGACAGCAGGACGGACTCAGGCACGTTGGCCACAAGTAGCACCAGCGGCGTGAGATAACCCGCCGTCAGGGAGCTGGCTCCGGCCACGGCCATGCGGCGAAAAGCCAAGCGCACCATGTCCCGCAAGGTGTCGTTGCTGCCTGGCACGGTGTTCAGCAAAATGATTGCGATCAGGCTGCCCAGAAAGCCGGCGAGCAGCACGTCAGCACGTAGCCCTAGCGGCACCCCAAATGCCGTGAGCACTTGCGTGGAGACTGCGGCGCCGATGATGGTCACTGCCGTCGTGGTCGATGCAGGTTCTGCCATTTGTTGCCCTCCCTCGGGCAGAAAAAAAGCCCGCACAGCGGGCTATCTGGTTGAGTTATTGAGGCAATGGTTCAAGGCCAGCGTGGTCTTCCAGGCGCTTCAATCGGTCACCCATTCGTAAATGCTCTGCTTCAAGTCGGCTGCATCGGCGACGCTGATACGCAGCCTCCAGAAAAAGGCATTGATCCGGACGGATACCCCAGCGATCTCCTGCTGCAAGAACCAAGCGCTGCTCACCTGTTTCATGCAGCTCTTCTTCTCCGGACTGGTTTAAGCGAGACTCCAGAACGGGCTCGTACTTATCAGTCCATGAGTCATAGCAGAGAAGCCCGTAGCGCGTTCCATCCAGCCCTCGGGCAATAAAAGCATCGCGCACTTGCTGTGCGATCAGGCCATAGTGCACGCGAGCAGAATCACCCTTTTCCGCAACCATGTGCAGCCATCGGTAGGCAATGAACTGAACATCGCCCCAAGCGTCCAGGACTCCATCAGAAATTTGCTCGGGCTCAGTCTTTTCTCGACTGTCTGATGTGTTGATGGTCCCCGTGCCGGCGTACAGCACCGAATAACGCAGACTTGGTTGGCCCAAAGCCACCGTGTTGTCCAGGCTTGTGACAATGCTGTCAGTGCCAAATTGAACCCATGCCGTTTTTGTCAGCCCCAAACGCAACCTATCGCTGCTATCAAAAGCAAGCGTCCTGTACTCGCCGTTCGATTTAAACAGCTTCACGCCAGCGGCGGAGCCACCTCCAATTGCGTGATAAATGTCTCCATCTCCTGTGAATCTGAATCTATCGGAGGAGAAAAGAGTACTGGCAGGCATTCCAGCATGCTTATACCTCCATTCAAATCGCCCAGACATCGTCCCGAAATACATTCCAAGCGCGGGAGCATGCAAGACATTGCTATTTGAGGATGCGTCTATAGATTCTCTTCCAGTTATATAGGAAGACTTCTCAAATATATCAACCCTACTCCCTGGGTGTTTGATTTCGACAAAGTTACGGACAGCCCCCACAGCAAACGTTACGAGATTATCTGCAGCGTAGTGCGCGAAAGTTGATGCGTAATTATTCTTTGCCAACGGTAAAAATCTGACAGGGTACGGAACATACGTCGAACCTCCCGGGGAGGTTCCTGACAACCCGCTAATCAAAACATCAGTAAATGCGTTATTTTCGCCATTGTTTGTAATTGCTCCGATTTGAGAACCCTCAGAACCGGAGCAATCAACAATCGCCCCATTAAACAAATTATTGTCTCCATCTCCAGCGTGGAGGCCGAAGGACGAAGGGCTTTTTGCAATGATATTGGAAAGTATATTGAGTGTCGGATTGTTCGATGTCTCTGATCCAAAAGTAACACCGTTGACGCATCCATCAGCGATAACTGATGAGACAACATTGTGAGTCGCATAATCCTTCAACTCCAAAGCACCAAACCTCCCAAATTCTTTTGCAAGAATGTTGGTAACGACAGAGTTACGGACCTTCGTCATCAAGACAAGGCATCCATCGCCATCGGCACCGCGGTTGTATGCCCCTCTAATATTTGAAACAATTATCCTCTCTTGAAAAGGGGCGGAGCTTGGATAGAACATCAGACCAGCGCCTTTACCTTCGGCCCCAAGTATCTCAATGTCTCTGAACGTCATATCAATTCCGTCTTCGACGGCGATATGATGGCCGCTAGCATTAGCATTACCGCCCTTGTTTGCACGTAAGCGAATATCAGAAATGCTGCTGTAATCTGCGTTTATCAGAGGAATAATATTTCCAGACGAATCCAATTTTTTTATTTCTGCATCGATTCCTCTGAGGCGAAGTTTTGATACTGAAGATGGATTTCCCAAATAGACTCCTTGTGTAAGAGTCACTGGATCATGAAATGCGCTGTTTAAGGCATCGGTATCTTCGGTTACACCGTCGCCTCTTGCACCTTTATCACGCGCCGACCGCACCTCTGAAAGCTTTTTATTCAAAGGCATTTGAACCGAGCCAGGACCTGGCGCTTGGTAGGTAACGCGCTCCGTGCCTGAGGCCGCCTCCAAGTCAAGGCGTAGCTGATCCAAATTAACTGCAAACTCAAGCAAGTCTCCAGTTCTTTTGAAATAGCGTGTCCGAGCTCCTTCTTGGGTCTCGTCATCGGAAACTTCGATCAATCCATCAACAGGGATGTTCGCAATGTCTGCCAGCGCTTTGGCATAGGTGTCATAGAACTTGATGGGACCGATGGCGCCTGCAGCAGCCTTGGCGTCATCTCGTGCCTGTTGAGATTCGTCGCGATACCCCCCGGCCTCTGCAGTTGCGACGTCTACAGCCTCGGCCACAGCCGTTGCAATGTCCAGATTCGCCTTCTTTTCAATCCCATGCCATGTCTTACGCGACTTCCCGAGGCGGTCGATCCATTCTTCCGCAGTCTGAGAGTTCGCCGCGCTGTCCATGTTCTGCGCGTTATCGAACAGGTCGCGTGGGTCTTGGCTACCCAGAGGATTGTGGGTGTTGTAAGTGGTCATGTGCCCTCACAGAAACAAAAAGCCCGCTGGGCGAACCATGCGGGCGGGTGATAAAGATCTCTGAGGCCAGGTGGCCGGCTACTCAAAGTGGCGGTGGCGCGTTGTCGTCGTCATCGAACAAGCGTGCGTCGTAGTTCACGCACTGCACGCTGGCTCCATCGGTACCGCTGGGGCTGACCTTCTTGACGATGGCCGGGAAGCTCCAGCGGGTGACCGGCCCGAAATACACGTGCGGCGGCTCCGGCAGCTTGATCTGCGGCCACTCCCCAACCGGGATCGGGGCCAGCACTTCATAGGCGCTTGCCCCTTGAGCTGCCGGCCATGGACCGGCCAGCGTGCCGTCAGGCCTGCGAAACGCCACGACATACGGATCTGCACCATCCCAGCGCAGCGGCTCTGTCACCTCCAGCCGGGCCTGGCCACTGGCATTGCTGATGCCAGTGAGCAGGGCCGATTGGCCGAAGCCAGGGATGTCATCCACCAGGCTGACAAAGTCGCCGTAGCTGTTGTTCAGCGCGTCCAGCTCCGTGGTGAAGGTGTACGTCCAGCGCTCATACCGCTGCTGCCGGGCACGGCGCATGCCGATGCGCCAGGCGCGCGTGCGGTCTGTCACCCCCAGTACCTTGAGCTTTTCCAGCTTGATGCCCAGCGAGCCAGGCAGCACACAGTTCACCGTCTTGGTGTTCCAGTTGTCGCCGGCGTCGCTGAACTCCACCTCCACGCCATCGTTGTCGTCGGGCCGGATGCCGCTGAATGACCGCGCAATGCCCTCCGTGGTGTTCTGCGCGCTGTAGGCATGGCCGTCTTCGAACGTACGCACACCCGCGCGCACAGAGCGCAGCAGGCCGTCATCAATCGTCAGCTCGGACATGCCTGCGGCCAGCACTGCCTGCAGGGCGGCGAGCACCGTGGTTTCGTCAAACACATGGTCTGCCGTTTCACCACGAGCCATCCAGATGCCATGCAGGTGCTGCAGCTTGGCCATGTCGATGCTGTCCAGGCCATAGCCCACCGTGCTGCTGATGTGCCGCAGAGCGGCCGAGATATCCCGTGTAGGCTGATCTGCGCTCCAGGAGCCATCGCCCTGCAGCACGGGCAGCATGCGCGTGGCCACCAGGTTGACCTGGTTCTCCGACCTGGCTGCGATCTGCCCCAGGCCCCGCACACGCACGCTCAGCGTGGTCCAGTCCGGGTAGCTGGTGCGCGTTGGCAGCCGCGTGCGCATGGCGTACCACTGCACCTCATCGTGCACCTGCGTGCTGGTGCTCTTGGCCCCCCTGCGTCGCACCCGCACCTGCGGCCGCATGGCATAGGGCAAGGCGATACGCTCGGTGAAACCGATCTGATCCATGGTGGCATCGGTGTACCACTTGACCACGCTCTGCCAGGCGCCGCCGGCGGCGTAGTCCCGGTACTGGATCTCCACCCCCACGGATCTGCCCTGCACCTCCCCCTTGTCGGAGACATAGCAAAGGCCCTGGCTGAAGAAGATGTCCACCTCCAGCGTGCTGCTGACCTCGGCGGCCGGGCAGCTTACAAAGGGGCCCGCCTGCTCACCGTAGACGGTAGCTGCCTGCACGGTAAAGCTGGCCTTAGCCGCCGACACGGTGCGCGGCGCAAAGCCCGCCCAGCTGCCGCCCTCGCTGGGAGCCACCGTCAGCACCTGGCCGGCCACTGACGAAGCCGTGTAGGTACGCCCCGCACGGCACACGGCCAGTGATATGACCCCATCGGGCAGGCCGCTGATGAGCCTATAGGTGAAGCCCCCGTCACCGTCGCTGACAGGCTCAGCCAGGGTGATCATGTTGCCGGCCACGGACTCCACCCGCAGCGAGCCCGTCAGCGCACCCGAAGCCGTGAGCAGCATCCACAGAGATGGCGCAATCTCTCGCCAGTCAGCAGTGAAGGTATTGTAGGAGCCGCCCTCCTCGCCCGTCATCAGCACCGTGGCGACCGTCACGTCCTGCTCAAACATCAGCGACATGGCGGTGCCAGAGCCCCAGGCATTGGGCCAATCCACATCAGCAGTGATCTGCGCGCCGTTGAGCGCATAGCTCCCTGCCGTGGGATTGACGTTGCCCGAGTCAATGGCGCTCAGCTCAAGCCCCGCCGTGCCGGCGCTGGTGCCACCCACCTCCGGGCAGCTGTACCAGTTTTCATGCTGGGTGATGCCGCCGATATCGGCGCCAGGACCGTGCACGGTGAACTCAGCGCCCTCCAGCGTGCTCAGCGGCGTATTGCCAATCTTGACCGTGGCCGGGTCGATCTGGTACTGGCCGGGGCCGACACATAGCAGCATCTCCAGCCACTGCTCGCGCGGCGTGCTGAAATAGCGGCGCGGCGGGGTCAGATAGTCGGGGTAGCGGATGAACTGGCCCAGCAGCTCGGGCACCACACCATTGAGCTTTGCCGTGTTGGCCTTACCCTCGGCCGAACTCAGCTGCTTGCCCTGCGGCGTGTCGTAGCGCTGATTGCTGGTGGACGGGAGCAGCCAGCCAAAGAAGAAGTTGAAAATGCTGCCAACCAGCTTGAAGACGCCGCCGTGAGGGATGGGGCGGATATCCACCTGGTCTTCATTGCTGATCACCGTCTCGGCCCAAGCATCCACCGGCAGCAGCACGCCATTGAGGTGCAGCGTGATGGGCTGGATCTCGCGCGCCGCATAGTCAATGCCCACCGCCGCAAACCAGCCCGCAATCGTGCCTGCCCAGGGGTGGGACTCCACAGGCTGGCTCGGCATCTGTCCGGGGTAAATATTGATCGTCATAAAAAAACCCGCGTGTAGCGGGCCTGAAGTCGGTTGAGAGCGGCTAAACATATGGCAATGGATTAGCCTTTAGAAATTCCTGTGCTCAAAAAGAGTATCTGAACTCATATGAAGATGGCAAACTGCACGTAGCTCTAACCACACCTCCCACTGAAGAACATGGCTCAAATTTTTGCCAAATGCAATCAATGCACATCGATCATGGAAACCAACAATGCGTTTGGAGGAGATGGTGGCAGCGTCATCAACATGGCCGGCTGCATCGTTGGCAAATGCCAATGCGGCGGAAATTTTGTAGTCCTCAATGAAGAGTATGTTTTTCACAATGATGTAGCGACCGTAACCAAGGGGTCAATCGAAGACCGGGAACTCTTGGCAAGATTGCTGCAAGTGGTCCGAGAATCGGTTGCCGCTGGCGAAACGCCAGAACAGACAGTTGAAAGAGCAGCAGAGTTTCTGCCTTGGTTACGCGGTAAATTATCTCAACCAGTCGTTATATTCGCGATCAGTTGGCTAACTCAATATGCTGGAAATAAGGCGCTAGATTCTGTTGTAGACCCTTACATCAAGAAGCCCGACATAACAATTGAGCAGATTGAACGATCTCTACGGAATGCGGTTGAAGAAGCGATCCGCAACGGATCGCTCCAGCTTAAACAAACCGAAAGCCCCAAGAACCCGAGCGTTCGAACTTAGCGTTCAGCTTGGTCATAAAACAAAACCCGCGTGTAGCGGGCCTGAAATCGGTTGAGAGCAGTCAGACATGGCCCATCAGGCTCATCGGTTTCGAGTATTCGCAGCTGGCCGTCCACCTCGACCACCAGCCCCACATGCACGCACAGACTGGCCCTCCAGGCCGTGGCAACCGCGCCCACCCGAGGGCTGCACTGCGCGAAGCCATGTAAGGCTATGACCTGGTCGACCGCCCGCGTGATGTTGCGCAGCTCACCCGGTCGGGCATCCTGAAGGGTCGGCAGCAAGGCCCGGCCAAACAGGGCCGAGCGCGCATCGCGCACCAGGCCCCAGCAGTCGTAGTCCACAGGGCCGCGCCCGCCGCGCACATAGCGCGTCCGCAGGAACTGCCTCATTGGTACTTGACCCCAGGGGCCTTGTCCGCCGTGTAGCGATCACGCGGCCAGGCCAGATTGAGCAGATCGAAGTAACTGCCCTCGACCTGCAGGACGTTGCTATTCAGATCGCCCCCCTGGATCAGCATGCGCTTCGGTGCGGCCGCCGGCGCCGACGTGTCGTCCGACACATACTCGCGGTAGACCACATACGAAGGCTGGCCAGAGTCGAGCGCGTCGCTGATCAGGCGATGCGCCCGACCATCGACCACCCCCAGACCAAAGCGCAGGGACTGGTTTCCGACGGTGCTGCGCTCCGGCAGGGAGATCTCCAGGCCGCAGGCCTCGAAGAGCTGCGGCACACCGTCCACCCCCAGCGTGAGGTCTTCATAGCTGTGGGCAAGGCGTATGTGCTCGCCACCCGGCAGCTCGATGTCCAGCGTACAGATGCGCACGGTCGTCACATCGTCGCCGGCATAGAGCAGCTTCAAGGCTGTACTGGTTGCCATGTCTACCCCTCCGGCCATTCTTGATTCACCGCCCGGTCGATGACGCTGGAGCCGATCACCAGCTCCGGCAGCAAACCCCAGCCAGGCGGCAGCAGCGGCCGCGCCCACACCTCAATCGAAGCGGAGATCTGCCAGCGGCCGATCCCTACCAGGTCAGGGCCCTCATAGATGTCCATGAATCGGCAAAGCAGCTTTCCCGAACCCATGGGAGTCCTGAGCGGCATGTTGAACCACTCCACGCCATCGACCAGCTTCTCGGCAAACCATGCCTCGAAAGCCTGCGCTTGCGCCTGCGTCATCAGCCATGCACACGTGTGCACACTGGGCACGCTGGTGAATTTGCGGCGCTGACGCGCCCTGCCCGAGGCCATGCTGGTGCGCAACAAGGGGCTGGCGTGCCGAGTCGTATGCCCTTCACGCAGCACGCAGGGGAACCCCTGCGGCCAGTCAATGTTTGAAGTGAGTGCCATCTATCGTCCTCGGCGCGTCAGCCCGTAAGTTGTCTCCAGCGCAAGCGCTTCCTCGCCGCCGTTGCGGATATTGCGAACAAACACGTTCGTGGTGTAGCTGCCATCAGCGTTTTGCGTCTGCTCGATCTGGCCGGCCTTGCTGGCGTCCTCGATGACATTGACGATGGGTGCGCTGCCTGCAAGCTGTGCGGCATAGTCAGCACGCGTTGCTATACGCGGCGCACCGACAACGCCCCCATTGGCATAGCCCGGCATGCTGTGCAGGCCCCGCCGGAATGCCTCGAACGCTGCAGGCCCACCAAGCGCGGCCATGTCGTCCTGGTTAAGGACGCCCTCGCCCGCATGCACCCAGCCCGCGATCTGCAGCCGTGCACCAGGGCCGGTATAGCCACCCTGGTCAAAGCCGGGGATCATTGCCAGACCTTGGCTCAGGGCCACCGTACTGGCAATGCCCGCACTGGCAGGCGCCGCATTTGCTCCAAACGATGCGAGCGAAGCCATGGCAGCAGCAGGCGCCCAAGCTGCAGCAGTCGCAGCACCAGCTGCCACAGAAGTGGCTACGCCGGCCGCCTGCAACGTATCGCCAAGCAGCTTATTGGCCACCATCTGGATACCCATGCGGATCAGCATGCGCAGCACTTCTTCGCCAATAGAAGCGAACAAGCTCCCCACATCCATCTTGCCGGTCTTAACGAAGTTGACCAGCATGTCCTCCATGCCAGTGAAGGCCCTGGACGCGATGCCCTGCGCCTGCGAGTACATGTCGCGGGCGTTTTCCAGATACGTCGCCAGGCCCGACTGAGCGCCGAGCAGCCAATTGCCTTCGCGCTCGCGCTTTTGCTGCAGAAAGTCGTCATACAGCTGCAGCTCCTGCTGCTGGGCGGTCTGCGTGATCCGAATGCGCTCAGCAAACGCTGCCTGGATGCGTTGACGCTCTTTCTCAGTGTCTGCACCGATGACTGCGCTGGCCTGATCCTGCTGCAGCTTTCTCAGCTCAGCCTGGTGCTGCTGCATCAGCGAGATCTTTTCGCGCAGCTCTGCGGCAGACTTATCGCCCATCCCGTAGGTCAGAAGCTCCAACTGCAGTTGCTGCTCTTTGGCGATCAGACGGTTCTGCGCCTCATAGAGCACATTGCTGCGCTCCACTTCGACCGCACGCTGGCGCTCTGCCTCCTTGGACATATCGATGGCCGTTGCAAGGCCAGTCGCTTTGTTGAGCTGAGACTCTGAGAGCTTCAAGCTTTTGCTTTGGATATCGTAGAAGAGCTGCTCGTATGCCGATCTCTCCTCAATCTTGAAAGCCTGATCTCGCAAGGACTGCAAGAACTTGTCTGCGGCCTCCTGATCTTTTTCGGCTTGGGACTTGCCTTTGCCTCCATCAGGTTTCGGCGGCGTTACCGGGGAGTAGGGCCCTTTGGGCTTCGGAGGCTCCGGGAGCTCAACCTTAGGGACTTGAACATCCTTTTGATTTGCCCAGTTCTTTAGGGCATCCGATGCATCCACTGCCGCGTTCTGCGCCTGAAAAAGCAGATCGCGCGTCTTGCTTACATTACGCTGAAGCCGCGCATTCCCCGGATCTCTGCTGAGAGCTTCCTGGTGACGCTCCAGTGTCCCGGTCAAACGTTCGACATGGGCTGAGGCCTCCGATGCGGAAGCCTTCATCTTGCCGAAGTCATCCGTCCCGAGAAATGCACCAAGCTTGTTCTTCGTGTTGATGAAAGCAACGATGTTGGCGGAAGCCTTCACAAGCACGCTGGTCAGATCAACAACCCAGCTCATAAGCGTTGCAAAGGCTTGCCGCGTGTTTTCATCGGCCAGCTGACTATTTAGCTGAGTAAGGGAGGGAAGCACCTCCACAGCCACCGCATTTTTGATCCCCTGCAGATTGGCTTCAAGCTTTCGCGTTTCATCACGATATGCAGCACTGGCCTTCAGCGCGTCCTTATCGAGTACGAGGCCATATTTCTGCGCTTCGGCTGCTAACTCATTCCAGGCCTTGCCGTTGTTTTGCAGCAAAGGCTGCAAGGCCGTTGCATCATTCGCCACAGCCTCCAGGTAGAAAACCATGTCCTGCTGGGACAGATTGGCCTTGGACAAACTGTTGTAGTACAGCTGCAAGGCATCAGCACCGGAGAGTTTGCGGAACTGGTCGATAGTCACACCGACCTTGGGAGCGATCTTCTCGAAGAAGTCTTTCATCTCGCCGCCGCCGGTCTGTGCAAAATCGCCAAACTTGTCCTGCACATCCTTGAAGATGTCGGCCATTTTCTCGCCGCTAACGCCAACCTGCTGGGCACCATAAGCCAACTCTTGAAAGCGAGTGGTAGACGTTCCAGAGATACGTGACAGCGTCTCGACTTCTTTGGCAGCATTGGCCGTTTCCTTGGCCAGGTTGACTACCCCTTGCACCGCCCCCGTCACGCTGATTCCCGCGATGGTTGCAGTGAGTACCGTGCCGATACCGGTCCAAGCCTTTTCCACGCTTTGCGCCCGAGCCTTGAGCTTTTGCTCCATCTCTCGGGACTTGCGATCTGCGGCGCGCTCAGCATCGGTCATGCCTTTGACAAAGCCACCGATTTTGGCGATCAGATCGATTGTCAGTGTGCCAAGTTGCCGTGCCATGTTTCAAGCGCCCATAAAAAAACCGCCCGAAGGCGGCAGCACGATCAGTGCAATGGATAGTTAAATGTTCAGTCCCAACGATTGAACGCCATTGATGAATGACTGGTCAATTTCAGCCTGACCAGCAGTGGAAGCACTCTGATTGATGCCAACAACTCGGAAAATGATGCGCTTACCCGCCAGCATCTGACCAACCAGTTGCTTGGCTTTGTCTCCAGTCACAGCAGTGAACGGCGACATTGAGCGAGCAACCTGCTGCATGGACTGCTCAGTCAAAGCCTTGACCTGAGCATTCAGCTCTGGGGATACGCCAGGAACGGAAGCTCCAGCCGCCTGATTTGCCGGCGGCAGGAGATAGAGAGGTGTATCACTCGGGGTAATGGTCCACGCTGGCTGATCGTCCACACGGATCTGAACCGTTCCTGTCGGGATTGGCTGCCTGCCACCAGAACGAAGGCCGACAAACAACTCCCCGTTGTAGGTGCCTACAAACGGGTAGTAGCGAAAATTGCGCGTGATGATTCCGCTGCTGGTGCTGTAGTCACCAAAGGTCACCATCTTTGTGATGGAGTCATTGAACGCGTCACGCTGCTGAGTCACGACCCACTGCGGCCCAGAAAAGCCTACACCTTCTGTCGTGGCACAACCTGCCAGCGCCAATGCTAGTAAGCCAGCACATGCTATCAGTCTCATAGCCCCTCCTCGAAACGGCTAATCCTACTTCACAACATGCGCATGGCCTCCTCAAGGGTAAGCACCGCGTCATTCGCTGATCTCTGACCCCATTGAGGCAGGAAGTCAGCGAATCGGGGCGCCTTGCTGCCCCGCTTGCGGGGCACGGTGCTGCTGACAGTGAGCGACACCGTGGCCCCTGCATTGGCAATGTGCTTGGCAAGAGTCAAGGGGCCGTGGAGCCGCCGGTACTCTTGCCACGCGAGGACTTCTTCGTAGCTGAGGTTCGCCTTGGCTTGCGCAACTGTCCAGCCGCCGATGCCTGCGAGGACGAGCTCGTGGAGGAATTCATCGGCGGCTGAGAGTTTTTTGGGGCATTGACCTCATTAATGGCGATCACCATGGCCCAAGCCAGCGATGGCCAAAGGTTGTATGCCTGGTCATAGGTCAGCTGCTCAGAGGGCTTTTCAATGCCCAAGCGGACAGAGAGGCTGATCATCTTGGCCCCCTGACTGCGGTCAGGCTCCCCTTTGCCTGAGAAACTTTCCATCACGCCGAAGGGCTGACGCACGACCCAAATATGGTCGATGTGGATCGTGCCGTCCTTATCCAGCCACTTGATTTCCTTGTGGACGGGCGCAGAATCGACAAAGCCACCACGGTTCATCAAGTCCTGAATATTCATGGTGCGCGGCCCTTCACCAGCCATTCAGCCGCAGTGGAGCGCTTGATCTTGACAGAGCCCTGCACGGGCGCCCCGCCCGCTTCAAAGCCCGCGAAGTTCATGCCCGAGATATGGCCGCGCCAGGTACTCCAGGTACGCGTCTCAGGCAGCTCCCAGTCTTCATTAGCAGCTGCAGGGGCGGTGGGATCGATGTCCACGCCGTCGCCCCAGCCCATGGCCCAGAGCACTTTGGTGCGCGCCTTGTACAGGGACCAGAGCTTGACATGGCCCGGATCAGCGGGATCGATGCGCACCGTGAACGTGGCATCGCCAGGGGTGATCAACCCGGGAAAGGTGGATTTCGACTCCATCTCTTCCAGGCAAGTGTCATCGTGCTCGTCACGCTCGTCCTCGCCGGTATCGACGGTCAGCGCGCAAGCGACTTTGATAACTTCAGCAGCGCCTGCGTCTTTTGGCATGAGCGCATAGAGCTGCGTGCCTTGGGGCAACATAGGCATGGCGGTTCCTTTCGGTGGTTTCCGCGCGTGGCGGGATGAGTGAAAAAATCAAGTACGGCGAACCCACCAGCTCACGTCCAGGCTGATGCGGTAGGTACGCGTTGAGGGGTCACGCCCCATGTCGCGAATGGTGTTGATGTAACAGTTCAGCTCAATCGCGTTGCGCAGGGCATCCCGCACCGCCTTGGCTGACTGGTCAGACTCTGCCCAGATGTCAACTGAGAGCTGCCCCTCATCGGCGCATGCGCGACCGGCCAGCACGTTGTCGGGTAGCAAGTCGGTGCGGTACGTCACATAGGGGTAGACACGCTCTGCATCGTCGTTTTCGCCCCAGGGGTAGATACGAGGCTCCGGGTCACCCAGCTCGGCAAGCACTGCAGGCGACGCCTTCGCCACACGGTAAAAAGGCACAGTCATTTCAGCTTGCTCACGATCTTGGTGATCTGCTTGTCCAGCTCGGTGCCGAACAAATTGATTGCCTGCTCAGCCGTGGCCTGCGCTGCCGGCACAAGAAACGGCTGAGGCTTTGCCACCTCAGTGCCCAGCTCAATCAAATGCCAGTGCGGGGTGTTGCCCTTGGGGCCAGTGTCTGGGTTCCCCTTCGGGATGCGGCCCTTTTCAGTGCCGACGCCCACGCTGATCATCAGGTCGCCTGTGCGCTTGTAGTGGCGGCTGCGAAATCGCTGAATGATGTTGTCCGAGATCTTGCGGCCCGTTTCAGCATCATCAATGCTCTCTGCATTGATCTTGGCTTGCCTGCGCACCAGGCTTGCAGCCTTACCCAGCGCAGACCGACCAGGCTTGAGTTGCAGCTCGCGCGGCAATGCAAGCAAGCGCTTGCGCAACTCTTCCGCGCCGCTCAGTGTGAATTTGACGTCATTTGCCATCGTTCACGCCCTCGCTGACTGGGTGGGTCTGATACTCGCGGCCATTCTTCTTATCAGGAAGAGCGTCCGCGATGCGGTAGATGGTGCCGTCATCGCTGACAAAGCGCATGCCACGTTTCACACGCGGATCTCGGTACGTGACGATGTGGGCCGATATTTCGCTCTGCGCTGCAGCAGCGGCTATGAATGCCCGAACACTCAACGGCTCAATGCGGGCCCAGAGCTTTCCGATCTCGATCCAGGCCTCATTGATGACCGCACCCGTGTCCGGGTCCCGGCCGGTCTGCCGCTGCTGCAGACTGAGCGGATGATTGAGAGAGCCAGCGCGAATCATCCCAGCGTCCTCCCATCAAGGCCCACATTGGGGGGCAGTTCCTGCTCTACGTAGTCCAGCGCAATGGCTTCGGCCAGTTCCTCAATCGACTGGGCCAGGCGGTTGAAGGCTTGCGTCTGAGCCCGCATCTCCATCACCAGCTGCTGCTGGCTCTGCAGCAACTGGCGCGTCTGCAATGCCGAGGATTTGTTTCGCACGATTCAAACTCTCCTTCCCCCACTTCAGCATCCACTGCCGGCGGGCTTCGCAATCAGCACAAGCCATGATCAAGCTCCCAAGCGGCGCAGAGGCAGCAAACAGGCTTTGGCACCCGTAGGCAACTGCGAAGTGATAGTCCCAGTCACAACCTCTTCGCGGTTGGCGAACAGGTCGCCCAGCGTTAAAAGAATGCCGGCCCGGACCATGTCCATGTCGTCATCCGTTGCCAGGAGCGGGCATGGCCGCGCTGTGCCAGCGGATACAGCAGCGTCCAGCTCGGCCTGAGTGGCGAAGACATCGCGATCCAGGAATGCCAAGGCCATCCGAGTGGCGGCGTTGAGCTTGAGCTGGATATCGCTGTCTTCGTGGACATGAGTGACACGCAGATGGGCCTTTGCCTGCGCCAGAGTGACAAGCTCAATGGCCATTTACTTACCGCCTCTCTTGCCGCCTGCAGGCTTCTCGGCCTGGACAGCGGGGGCGGCGGGCGCTTCGGGCGCTTCGGGCGCTTCGGGCGCTTCGGGCGCTTCGGGCGCTTCGGGCGCTTCGGGCGCTTCGGGCGCTTCGGGCGCTTCGGGCGCTTCGGGCGCTTCGGGCTTCAGCGTATCTGCAGATTGGCCTGTGCCGCCCTCATCTTCAATCTCGATCAAGCCCTTGGCCTTGAGCTGAGCGGCATGCATTTCGCTGACCGAAAAAACATCGCCGGGCTTTTTGCTGCCGTTGTGCTCAAACCCCGCCACGGCCTTCACAGTTACTTGTTTCATGAAACTCTCCTGTATTTGCGAGCAGTGCACACGTGTGCACTGCTCTACCGTTTCAATCAGGGGGTGGGAGTGGGGCCGACGCCCGTGAAGTCGCCCTTGACGAATGCCTCGGGGCGGAAGACCGTCAGGCCGATGCGCTCTTCCGCCAGGATGGTGACCATGTTCTTGACGAAGTTGTCGCCGTCCTGGTTGCTCACAGAGACGTTCGCGTCTTCACGGTCCCATCCCTGAGCTCCCAGTGCAAAGGCGCCGGCCAGGAACTCGTTCTTGGTCATGCTCTGCGAAGACACCACAGGGCGTCCCCACAGACCAGGCACGGCCAGACCATGCGGCGTAGCAAACAGGTAGGCGTTGTCCTTGGTCTTGGTCAGCTCGATCTGGGTCCAGTCAATGGGGTTGAGCACGAGACCGTCGGCGGTGTACTCGGCCAGCTCAGCCTGCAGCATCGCGATGCGCAGACGGTCCAGCATGGTTTCATCCTGCACGATGACGCCCGGATTCGAGTAAGGCGAAGCCTGGGTCCAGATGCCGTTGATGTTCACGCCTACGCCGGATCCCTTGAGCAGCTGAGCCTCTTCTTTCAGCTTCAGGCCGTAGATCAGGCGCCCATCGATATAGGCCTGGAGCATGGGCACATCAGACAAAACCTGCTTGGAAGCCTTGACCCAGTGAGCGATGGTTGCCGCCTTGGCAGAGTCCAGCTCGAATGCGATATCGGACTGGGGCTTCGGATTGCTCGGGTTCTCGGCAACGACATCGGCGTTGTTCGTGAAACCCGTTTCACGAACGTATTCGATATCGGGCGAGGACGTAGGACCCCAGTTCAAAAGATCACGCACAAACAGTCGCTGCTGCGGGGGAGCCACGATGCCAGGCAGGCGAGTGGGCTGAATCAGGCTACCTGCAGAATCCGGGGCACCGGACACTGCGTTATGGATAGATCCGATCTTGACCGAGACAGAGCCGCGCAGGCTGGGGTTGAAGCCCATCAGCGCTTCATTGCTGATGACCTTCTCGCCCAGCGTCTGAGGGCGCCCAGCACCGCCACCGCCGTTTTGCAGGCCGGCAAGCGCCTGCTCAGCAGCTTGCAGTCGCGCCTGCAAAGAGCCTTGCTCCACCAGCATTTTGTCCACGCTGGCCTTGGTCTCGGCCGTCATGGAGCCGTGATTTTTCAGCTCCTTCTGGGTTGTTTCCGCGTAGGCTTTGAGCTGGTCGCCCACGCTTTTCAGGTCCGCCTGGACCTGCTTGTATTCTTGTTCCACGCTGACCGAGCCGGCAAAGCCGAGCATCGACAGGCCTGCGAAGACATCGGGGTGGGCAGCGATGAAGCCGGGAACATCCACACCAGCAGCCTGAGCAGCCACAGATGCGACGGCGAGTGCGGCGAGGACCACGACGGAGATAAAACGAGACTTTTTCACGGTAGTACCTTTCAGAGTGAAGCGAAGCAATTGGCAAGAGAACCCGACAGTGCGGACGCTCCACCGGTGGCAAAAGCAGCTGTTGGAGAGCTGCGCTCGGTGGGATCTCCCTCACCGCTGCCGGCGGGGTCACCCACGCCGGACTTGAACTCGCTGATGAGGCGCATAGCCTCGGACTTGGGCAGGCCGCTGGCGCGCAGAGCTGCCTCCAGCCGGCGGGCGGCATTGGCTTGTGCCTTGGCACCGCCCTGGCTGACCTGGTCGGATGGCAGCAGCTCATCAGCAAAGCCCTGGTCTATGGCGCTGCTGCCACCGATCCAGGACTCCGCGTCCATGAGCTTGCCCATGGCTTTCACGTCAGCGCCGGTGCGCGCCGCATAGATATCGGCCAGGGCTGAATCGAATGGCTCCAGCCAGTCGGCCAGCTCGCGGTAATCGTTGCGATTGCCTGCAGCGACGGTCCAGACGTTGTGCACCATGAAGAAGCCGGCCCGCGCAATCTGCACGGTGTCGCCGGCCATGGCGATGATGCTGGCGGCCGACGCGGCCAGGCCCAGCACCTTGACCGTCACTTCGCCCTGGTGCTCGCGCAGCAGGTTGTATATGGCCAAACCCTCGAAGACATCGCCGCCGGGGCTGTTGACGTTCACGGTGACAGGGCCAGCACCAAGGGAGCGGAGCGCCCCGGCGATTCGCCGTGCTGTCACGCCATCGCCCGTCCAGTAGTCGTAGCCGATGACGTCATAGATGCTGATGCTGCGATCCTCACCTTCATCAACCGCTGCCTGCACGCCAGGATTCCAGCGGTCGAATGCACGGGGAAGAATTTCGCTGCGCACGCCGGCGCTCGGGCGGCCCGTTGGGGCGCCCGGAAGGGATTTCATACTCATGGTGTTTAGCCTTTCAGGGGCTCAGGTTCAGCAGCCAGCAGCTGCCGTAGCAGAGCCACCGCCTGCGCATCAGGGTTGACTTGGCCGAGGCCGTCCAGGGTCGTCATGGCTGACTGCACGGTCAGCACGGCAGCATTGCCGCCCATGGGCTCACGGTCTTCAAGCGCCCGGACCTCATCGCGGGTCAGGATGCCGTTGTTGACCATGGCCGTGTAGAAGGCTGCACGCGCCGCACTGTCGCCGCGCAACAGGCCCTCCACGGCAAACTTGGCGTAGTAGCGCAAGCGCTCAGCGGGGTTGAGTAGGTCCTTGCTAATCGACTGCTCAATGCGGCGCAACCAGGGCGCCAGCGTGAAGACCAGGAAAGCAATCATTTGCTGCTCGATGCCGCTGCCCCAGCTGGTGGTCTTCTCGGTATGACCGACCATCCAGGGGGGCACGCGGAACCAGCGGCAGATTTCCTCCACGCTCCAGCCCCGAGACTCCAGCAGCTGCACATCCTTGGGATTGATGCTCAACGTCTTGGCTTCGATGCCGCCCTCCAGAAGCGGCGTTTTGCCCTGGTCTATCAGACCCATGACGTTTTCTCGGAATTCCTTGCGCCGATCTTCTTTGAGCCAATCCTTGAAGGTGTAGTAAAGGTTCTGCAGGGCACCATTGCGGAACGCGCGGCCTGCCGCGCGCTCTGCAGCGCCTGCCTGGCCAAACACTGCCGAGCCGTAGTGCACTACGCTGACGCCGTTCTCACCGTCCAGCGAGAAGCCAGGCACCGTCCACACCTTGCTGGCCGGAATCAGCCGCTGCCGGTTCCTCTTGTCCCTGTAGCGCCATTCGGTGACAACGCTGCCGTCCTTTCGGTTTGGCGCCAGGCGGTCAGGGTCAAGGTACACCAGGCCGACCAGGCGGCCGTTGAACTCCAGGCGCTCGGCCCGACCAGCTCCGCGCAGCAGCATGGCGGCCACCATGGCTTCCCAGAAAACGGCCGCCGTCGCGTCCGGGTTCGGCATGTCGTGCACGATCAGGTGCAGCGGATGCTGGGGAGCGACACGCTTTCCCTTGCTGTCCTTCTCATAGATGCTGAGTGGCAGCGTGGCAATCGTCTCGGCAATCAGCCTCACGCACGACCAAACAGCCGAGAGCTGCAGCATCGTGCGCGGGCTGACTGTCATGCCCGTATCGAGATCCACGCCGAAGATGGCCGCCGTGCCTGGTGCGTCGCTGATGCTCACGGACTTGCCCAGCAGCGCATCGACAGCAGCGCGAACGCGGCCATGCCGCCGCTGATGCAGTTGTGATTTCATTGATCGCTCATTTCGTTGTTGGGCTGCAGAAGAAGCCGTCCTCATCCCCGCTGTCGTCAGGTGCAGCCATGCGCCCAAGGGCCATCACTGCGGCCACGATGCCGTCTATGCGGCCGTTTTCCTTGCTGGCCTTTTTGTTGGGCCGGTAATTGCCGTTGGTATCGAACAGCAGCGAGACGTTGCCCGCGCAGTAGCGCAGCACCGGATTGCCGCCATGAGCTAGCAGGCCTCCATATACGATGCGTTCCAGCTCTTTGCTGCCTGGCCCCATGCCGCCCGTGTTCTGCGGGATGTTGACCATGGGCAGATCCGCAGCCAGCAGATCGTTGACCAGCTGCTGGGCGTTCCAATCGTCAAAGCCCAACTGCTCAATCTCGTAGTCCTTGCCGGCCTGAACGACCACGTCATACACCGCACCGTAGTCAGTAACGTTGCCGGGCGTGAGGGTGAGCCAGCCTTCCTCGGCCCACTGCCGATAGTTGGCCTCATCATCTGACTCCTCATCCTGCTTGGACTCGGGCGCCCAAAACCACGCCAGGATGTGGACCGTGGTTTCTCCCTCAAGCGGCGGGAACACCAGCACGAACGCCGTCAAGTCGCGCACGCTGGCCAGGTCCAGGCCGCCGAAACAGCGCCGGCCCTTGAGCTTGTCGCGGTTGAATGGCTTGCCGCCCTTGTCCCATACCTGGATGTCAAACCAGCCTTCGGCGTTGTTGCACCAGATGTTCAGGTCCTTGGTCAGGAAGTTGGCCCGCGCGCCTGGCAAAGCCTTGGCCTTGCGGGCCTGGGCGCGCATGTAGTCCCATGTCTTGCTGCGACCCAGACCAGGATTGGCTTTGATCCAGTTGCGCTCGTCGTAGGGGTCATCGCCCACATCCGGCGTGTAGATGTAGCCAAACAGGTCATCATCCAGGCGCTTGCCGTCCAACACACTGACCAGGTAGCCGCGCACCTCAACACAAATGCCATTGAGGATGAAGCCTGCCGTGGTGATGGCCGACAACAACGGATGCCGCCGAGCGCCAAGGGCTGACTCCATAACGTCCCACACGTCCCGGTCAGCCTGGGCATGCAGTTCGTCAAAGAGAACAGCGGAAGGATTCAAGCCGTCCAGGCTATCGGCATTGGCTGGCAGCGGAGCAAACACGCTGGCGTCCATCTGGACGCTCTCCTGGTTCAAGCCCTCATGGATCTTGAAGCTGCGTTTCACGCCTGGAGAACGACGCGCCCAACGCTTGATGTTGTCGAATGCCGGCTTGAAAACCGACATGGCCTGTTTGCGGGTGGTCGCCACCGCGTACACCTCGGCGCCGGCCTCGCCGTCCATGGAGAACAGATAGGCGCCCTGCGGCCCAGTCCACGTGCTCTTGCCGTTCTTGCGCGCGACCTCCTCATATGCCCGTGTGAAGCGCCTACGCTGGTCGTCCGCATGACGCCAGCCGTACTTCACGGCTGTCCAGAACTTCTGCCAGGGGTCCAGCAAGATGGGCTTGCCAGCCAGCGGACCTTTGATGTGCACAAAGAACTGCTCAATGAACTGGATCATGTGCCAGCTGTAGCTGGGCATGAACACCAGGCCACGGGCACCGGCCTCCTGCAGGTCCCGGTAGTGGCGCACGACTGCCAGGTACGTATAACGCCCTGTGCTGATCTCGTTGCGCAGCACGGGCAAGCCGTACTCAACATCCCACTGCTGCAGCTGGGCTGGTATCAGTGCGTCGGTATGCTTCCTGGTGAGGCGGTAGCGTGCCCGACGAGTGCGCCGAACAGGTCGTCCTGCCCGCCCTGCACTCCCGTGTCCTTGCGCACTCGCGCCAGAGACGGAATGGTCAAACATGCTTTCGGCAACCATTGGCCCAGCTCCATCTTGAGGCGGACCTCATCTTTGGCCCATGGCATTTCAGTGACCCATCCAGTCTTCGATGTCTGGGTGCGCCCTTCCTTCTCGCACTTCTCGACGGCCTTGAGCCAGTCAGCAAAGGTGCGAACGATCACGGCAATTGGGATGCCGGCTGTCATGTGCTCGATGCCGGCTTTGCGCAGCGAATCGCAGATGTAGTCGTACAGCTCCTGCTCGCTCGCCGTCAGCTGCAGTTGCTGGGGCGCAGCCGGAGAATCGATTTCTGTTTTGAGCCCTGTTACCTGCCCAGCACCCACGGCTGGCGGCTGGACCGCAAACTCCGCAGTCTTGCTAGTCATGGTCGTCCTTGGTTAAACCCCCAGGGGGTAGTTTTCGTTTCCCATAAAAGTTCGCCTGGGGGCTCGGTTTCCGGTCGGCCTGGGTCAGACTTTTTTCACCCCCCTCCCCCTGCCTGTGTTTTCAAATGAGAATCCTTCTCATTCATATCGATATCCGGCCCATGCCCGTTTGACGCCGCGTGCCCGCTCGGCCTTGGACTTGATGTCGTGGCAGTCGTCACACAGGGGCTGCACGTTGTCATCGGTGTCGGTGCCACCCTCTTCGAGCGACTGGATGTGATCGCGCTTGGTTGCCAGCTTGACCACACCATTGCGCCGGCACTCCCGGCACAGCGGCTCACGGGCGAACAGCTCAGCTCGAAGACGCTGCAGAGGCCTGCCCGTGATGCGCTTGGCAGCGGTGGGCTTCTTGGCCCATGACTGCTTCGGATGCTTTAGACATCGGCCCGTGCCATCGCGGACCAGCACGCCACAGCCAGGATGAGAGCAAGGGCGCGGGGCGGCTGACGGCACGGTGATGTCTCCTGAATATTTGCTGGTTACGGCTCCAGCGTTGATGGCGCAACCGTTGACTGGTCTCGCATTCAAGTGCCAACCTCAAATGCTGTGTCGTTCACCCAGACACACGGCCCCTAGCGCTCTAGGCATCGCGGTAATGGGGAGGCCCGGCATTGGTCCACCCTTGTGGTGCCAGTTGGTCTTTATCGCTCGTACCTCAGCGAGCTGTTGGGGCTTGAGGATTCCGGCTCAAGCGCGCCCAAAAGAAAACCCCGCACAGCGCAAACTGGCGGGGTTATCGGGGCATGCGTTCAGTGGTTGGGGTCACTGAGCACTAGCTTGCCTGAAATGTAGCGCAACTCTCTATGGTGTCAAACTCCCCTGCTTTGCCATGTACTCACGGCCACGGGCCAATGCCTCTTTCTCTTCCCTCAGCCGTGCCTGCTCCTGCAACCAGCCAGCGATGAAGTGGTCTGCTTGATCGAAGTGCGAGTGAATGGTGCTGGGGCTTTTGCCTGTGCTGCGGGCGATCAGCTGCACGCCCATATCCTGCAGATAGTAAGCATGGAGCGTCTGGTACAGGTGGATCTTTGCAGGCTTCAAAGCCTCCACCGCCTGGTCCGTCTCTTCGCCTTCCTGGTCTATGTGCGGGATCATGCTGCCGTTGTAGCTATTGCGGCTCCACACATCCACTGCCAGCACATTCACCGAATGAAAGCCAAGGCCGGTACTGTTGAGCCGAGCTTTCCACAACGCCCAGTTATCCAGCCTGCGCTTGATGTGCTCAATACGCGCCATCAGTGGCCTCCCTTCACAGGCTCACGCATGAACCCGGCAAAGCTGGCACCCAGCAGGATAGCGGCCTGCTGTATCTGTGCGACCGAGCGCTTGCCGCCATCGATCACCGCACCTACTGCATCCACAGGCCACGGCGTGCCAAGCACCTTGCCGTTCTCGATGGCGTAGAACCACCCCGGCTCGCCCTTGAGTGCGCGGCGGATGCACTGGTCCACATAGTCCCGGCCCCACTCCACACGCTTTTGGTCCACCCAATCCGCCGTTTCCGGCATGGCGTCTCTCAAACTGGCTGGTTTATTCATGCCGCAACTCCCCAACTGTGCATACGTGTGGACGAGGGGTGGACGGAGGGTGGACGGCGCAAACCCGCGCCAATCCTCAATCCGTCCATTCGTCCATACTGACCACCCAAAAAATAAAAAAAATGTTCCGCGTACGCGCACAGACACGCGTGCGCCTGTCCGCACACACGCTCATGTGTGTGGGTACGCGCCTTGGGGTGGACGGGTGGACGGATCGCTAAAAACTGTTGAATTTCAACAGCTTGCGCCGTCCACCCCCCATGGACGGAGGGTGGACGGAGGTGGGCGGGGAGGACGGCGGTGGCGACATGACCGGCTGCGCGGATGCATGCGCATCCACCCAGACGGGGCGTGACCAGCCCGCGTAGCATCCTACCGCGTTCCACGGCGTTCAAATCAAATCGGCAGGTCATAACCACTCCCTGCCGCGTCCAAGTCGTATGGCCATTCCGGGCCTTCATCGCGGGCATCAGGCTGCGCCACAGCAGGCCCAGCTACTGCGCTGATGTCTTCCTTTGGCACACGTATAAAGCCGCGCCTGCGCCCGCCTGTTGTCTCCCTATGCGCCTTGAAGCCAAGCGCCTTCATCGCATTGCTGATGCGCAGATCCATCTGCCCAGCACTGTCCACGCGGTCGTTCTTGATCTGCAGCGCGTCATACAACTCTGTGCGCGGGAAGAATTCGCGATTGCAAGGCGCTTTGTCGGCCTTGCTCAAGCCATCCAACCCGTTCACATAAGCATCCAGGCGGTCTTCCCAAGGGTCTGACCGTTTGAACGGTTCCTGCTCCGGGAAGATCAAAGTCTTCTCTTCCTCACGGTCAGGCCAATAGCGTTCACCTTCATTCAGACGGTGCAGAGCCTCGGCCAACAACTGGCCGCGCATCTCGGTCAGTACCTCGGGATAGACATCCTGAATCTCCAACGGCCAGAAGCGCCGGTCGCCCGTGGCGTCTCGCAAAAAGGTATCCGCATTGGTCGTGCCCACGTTCACAAAGTGACGCTTGGCCTTGATCATCTGCGCGCCGTAGGGTGGCCGAAACCAATCCTCCTGTGCCGACAGATACTGTTTGATCGCCGTAGCATCAGCCTTGTTCAAGGACTCCAGCTCGGCAGACTCCACCAGCCAGGCCATCTGCTGGGCCAGCTGCGAATCCTTGTCGCCCACCTTGATGGCGTTGTCGGTGAAGTACGGATAAGCCAGCGCACGAAAGGCTGAGGACTTCTTCAAGCCCTGCGTTCCCTTCAAGATCAGCATGTAGTCGAACTTGCATCCAGGATTGATGGCGCGGTTGACCAGGCCCATCATGAAGCACTTGCCAATCAGCCTTGTGTACGGCCGCTCCTCGATCCCGTAGACCTTGGTAAGCCAGTGCTCCAGGCGCGGTGTCTTGTCCCACTCCTCGGCCCGAATCAAGTCCTCAATCGGGTTGTACTTGTCCAGGCGGGCCGCCATCTGCACACCATCACGCAACGTGCTCTTGGCGGCGATGTTCAGGCTATGCACCCGCAGCAGGTACTCGCCCAACATCATGTCGTCCTCTTCCTCCCACACGCCCGCTTCGCGGCCCCATGGAGCCTCGCGACTGCGATCCAGCTGCATGGTGAAGGTGTTGTAACGGGCCAGGCCCGCCAGCTCCGGGTCGAGCTGCATGCAATACATCACGTTCGGCCGGCAATCCATAAGGCCGTTCTTGCCCGTGACCAGCTTGTCGTAGAGCGCGTCCAGGCTTTCGTCGTGGCTGCGCTTCTTGCCCTTCTTCTTGGGCTTCTCATCGCCACCACCATCGCCAGCAGCTTGAGCTGAAGGATCTGCAGACGGCGGCGTAGCCCCACCTCCCCCTGCGGGAGCCTGCTGGTTCGCGCGCGGAGCTTCCAACTGGATGCCCAACACACCAGCCAGCCACTTGAGCGCCTCGGCGGGCTTTCCTGTGCCTGGCCCCCACTCCATCACCAGATCGATGGGCGAGCGGCTTCCTTCCCGGGCATCGCCCATATCGGCCACGCCCCAATCCTTGATGCCTTCGGGCTGAATGGACAGATCCTCCTGCAGATCGCGCCCCAAAGCCTTTGACGTGACCCGATAGCCCTGTCCCTTCTTCAACTCGCGGCCACCAAACAGCGCAGGCACCCAGGCGTAAAGCGAGGCCATGGCCTTGGCATTCACCTTGGCAAAGTCATTGCCACCGGACGACTCTCCACCCCCTGCAGCACGCTGCGCTGGCTGGGCAGGCTGGGCTGCGGCCGCGCGCTTGTCCTTGGCCTCTTGAATCGTCACATGCATGCGACGAATGGCTGCGTCATCAGCTACAGCAACCTCCAGAGGCGTGCCATCAACATGCTTGCCGGTGACGGTGAAATACTGCTTCTCGCAGAACATCTCAACGCCGATGCCGTTGTCCTTGGCCGTATGCGTGTGCCCCTGCAGGTACAGGTGCACACCTGTGCCGCTTGGCGAGATCTCGGTGAAGGTATTGAAGGCCGCAATGATCTTCTTGCAGCGGTCGGACATCGCGCCCGTTGCCGGGTCCACGTGCTTGTCTAGGTCGATACCTATCAGGCCATCACCGGGCAGAAAACCAAAACCGATCCCGCTCCAGGCGTCGGGCAGGCCTTCTTTGCGTTGAAACGCAGTGCGCACCACTGGCAGCGTGGCCAGGCGCTGGCGGTCGCGGTCGCTGCCTTGATCGCCAGAGCGACGACCGCCCCCTACGTAATAGGGCACTTTCAACCAGGCAGAGCGCTTTTCGTCCCACTCAAACCGCCAGAGCACCCACTGCTGCCGCTGGGCAAGCTCTGCAGGTATCTTGTCCCACTCCGGGACCGGGGCCTGTGGCACTGCTGGCTTATCGTCAGTCATGCGCACCTCCCCGCAGAAAAAAACAACTCACGCCGGCGTCCCCAACACCGACAACGCGAACCAACTCCATCCATTTACCCCCAGACGCGCATTGCTGCAGAAAGATGGATCACCGCTTCATTGGCGGCATCCTGCGGAACCGGCAGCGAATACACCGCTACCGGACGATTGCGACCAGGGACGCGGCGCGTGTTCAGCACACACACACGCCCCCGGCGATTCATGTTCTTGATGGTTTTGGTGGCGGCATCCAGCCCCACCTGTGCAGCTGCAGCCAGCTCGCGCAGAGTCAGGCCACCACCTTTGGCACACGCTGATGCCAAGGCCTGCAGCAGTGCCTTGTTGGTTTCTCCTGCGGGTCTCATGGCGACACCTCCAGGCCTGCAGCGCGGCGGGCATTACGCACCGTGCGATACAGCAGCTCTATCTCTGCCATGGCCTGCTTCTCGATGGCCTCGGCCTCGGCCTTCGAGATCCGCTTGTCGTCAGTGGCCTTCATGACCAACTCAGTCAGTTGGCCGCCCTGCACGTTCAATTGGAGAGCCTTCTCCCGGATGGCCGATGCCTCGCACGCCCACCCGCCAGCAGGGGGAGGAGGCAGCTCCATAGTGACCAGTCCAAACTGGCTATTGAGCGCCTTGAGCCAATCTCGCCAACCAGGCTCGCGGATCTCCTGCATCCACTCAGTCAGCAGCTCGGCCATTTCCAGAGTCAAGCTTTCGCCGTCAGCACCTCGCAGGCGGCGACGGAGATCTTCACGATGGATTGACTTCTCACGCCTGTCGGTCAGGTATGCAGCTGCCGCCGCCACGCCGCCACTGGCCTTGCGCACCGAGTTGTAGAAAACATCGCGCCAGTCGATGCTGGAGTAACGCCGCGTCATTGGCCTTCCCCTTGAATGGCTGAAATTTCAGCGTTGATCAGGGAAGCGCCGGCAGGGACACTGCCCCCATGAATAAAGAAACCCACCGCCCGCAGCACAACAAGCCGCACACACCTGCCCGCGTGTGCAGCACCTTGATGGAGCGAGGAGACAAAACGCCCGGCAGCTGTGCAGCTCCGATCTGGGCGGTGGGTGAAAGTCAGGCGATCAGCCATGGGCTGACTCCTGCGAAGACTGGATACCTAGTTGACTCATCGCAGCAACGTGCTTACGCCACAGCGCTGCTTGAACGCGGTCGACCTGATCCTTTGTCAGCTCATCAGGCCATTGCGATACCGCAGACGGTGTAATCCGGCACTCGCGCGCGACTGACGCGGCCGTACCACCCAACAGTTCAAACGCATGAGACTTTTCCATGCGGTTGACTTTAGCACACTCAAGTCACAAACGAAAGCAGCCTAAAGTGTTTAGGTGGCTTAATTAATCCATGGCCCTTAAAGATCGCATCCAGGCACTCATAGACGCGGGGTTTACTCGCACCGAGATCGCCAAAGCCGCGAAGAAGTCCCAAAGCGCAGTGACGCAATGGCTCAGCGGTGACACTAAAGAGTTGAAGTCCGATTCAGCTGCAGGCATCCAGGCAGTCACCGGCTTCAGTGCCGTATGGCTAGCTACAGGCAATGGACCTCGACTTGCTACAGAAGCATCCAATGTGGCGCTAGGCCCGAATATGGGCGGCACTGTGCCCCTTCTTTCTAGCGTCCAAGCGGGCAACCCAAAAGAATTGGTAAACAACTATTCCCCGATGGCAAGTGATGCAGAGCAGATCCCGACTGCTGTTCCAGTCAGGCAGTACACCTTCGCTCTGCGAGTTGAAGGCGACTCAATGGAGCCTGACTTCAAGGAAGGCATGATCATCATCGTTGAGCCTGATCTAGAGCCTCTGCCTAACGACTTTGTAATCGCCAAAAACGGCAGCGAGGAATCCACCTTCAAGCAACTTGTGAAGGACGGCTCGGATTGGTATCTCAAGCCTCTCAACGAGCGCTATCCCATGAAAACCTTCACGCCGGACATGAGAATTGTTGGAGTAGTACGAGCTGTCGAACGCCGCTTTCGTTGAGCGCACTTAAGAAATCCATTTAGCCAGCTTGCAAACTAAACTTTAGTGAGCTAAAGTCCATCCCGCGACTCGCGTGAGTTGCGGGCTCCACGGCATCGACCGGGCCAGCCCCGGTCGTTAACAACCTGCTGAGCACATACGGCATCCCTTGGTGCCTCGCCCTGCCCCGTGCAGGGCAAACCTAAGCGCATTGCCACCCCGACCAATGCGCTTAGGTTTGTGCCGCGCCCGTGGTTCTTCTCCTCCCTCCCTCTCTTACTTGCCACGGGCTATGCGGCCTTTTTTTCGCGCCCGAGTGGTGCCGCATGTGCTCAGCAGGATCTGCCCGCCCCGACCAGGCGGGCTTTTTCTTGCCCAAGGAGCAGAGGATGAGCACCACACAAGCCTGTGCACACGTGTGCACAGCAAAACCAGTTCTGCATTTCATGCAGGCGGGCATTGACTACAACCCAGCGGCCGACAACGAGCGCCGATTCTGGGTTGTCGATACCAGAGCGCCGTCGGACATCCCGCCGCCGAATGCATTGCTGCTTGATGAGGTGCTTCTGCCAGAAACATCTCCGGTATCCGCGCCTAGATTTGTACCCAGGAACAACAACCAACTCTCTTATCTGCATGGCGGTGGCTTGGTATGCATAGATCGGCATCGCATGAAGCACGAGCTAGAACACTGCCCTGAGCGAGTTGGCAAATGGGTTGTCATGCTGCAACGCGCTGACGAAGCAGGCCGCATATGGAAGCGCACCGCCTTGTGCGCAATGGACGACCACGGCTGGCTGGTGGAGGTGCACGAATGCTGACCCGCTACATCGTCACCAGCGGCCGCAAGCGCCGCACCACCCTTGCCAACAGCAGTTGCAATGCCATCGCTCGCGCAATGGTCCGCTTCGGCAACGCCCACCCCATCAGCGCCCGGAGGGCCGAGGCATGAAGGAAGCACTCCATACCAACAAGGCCCTGCTGCGCGCGCTGGGCCTGAAGGACATGAAGTACATCCATGCCGTGGATGTTGCACTGCGCCCTCGCCAGCTACCTGTGGTGACCGTCCGCATGACCGTCGATCTGCCTGATGGGACCGATACCCAAGTCTTCCAGCTGGTCGCGCCGCTGACTGCCGCATCACGCCCCGCGCTGGATCTGGACGCGATGTGCAGGCTGGCCCGCGAGCGACTGCGCCACCGCATCGAGGACGACGCGTACGAGGCAATCAACTACTGCGCCTACGACAGCTACGACCGAGCAAAGCAGTACACCGGCTTTGTCCGTGAGTTGATCGAAGAGAGCAACCCCTATCCATTTTGAGGGCGGACATGAGCACACCAATCATCCAACTGGACGGGGTACCCACACCCCGCATGCGCAAACGCAACCGGCGCGCCTATATCCGCTGGGCGGCATTCTGTGCAGCGGCCCTGACCTTGGCTGCGCTGCGCGTGGCGCTCGACGCTGGAGTGCTGTGATGAACGACACCCACCCAGATGGGCTGATCGAACTCAGCGGCGAGCTGGTTCATGACGCCGAAGTGCGCACCGTGCTCATGGGCGACGACCAAACCCCCATGCCCGTGCTCTGCCTGCTCATCAAGGCCGACCGCTGCAACAACAGCCCGGTTCGCTCCGAGCAAGTCTACCCGGCCGCTTTGCGCCATGAAGCCGAGCAAGCCGCACGTGGCATGAAGCGCGGCACCCGCGTGACTGTCACCTCCCCCGTGGCGCATCTGAGAATGACCATGGGCATGACCACAAACATCCAAGTCCACGGCCGCGCCAAGCAGCCAAAAGCTACCCCAGCAAAGGAGGCAGCACATGCCTGATCTGAATCGCATCACCCTGATCATCGACAGCCTGCCCGAGGGCCGCGCCCAGGTGCACGTCAACATTCCAGCCCCGCTTCCAGGCATGCGCCTGGAGACTCCCGCCCACTCCCTGGCGATTGATGCCGTGGGCTGGCTGGGCAAGCAGCCTGCCGTCGCAGGGTTCATCTACGGCATGGAGCCCGCAACCGAGCGCCTGCTTGCAGCGCACATCGTCCTGGACTTGGAAACCTTGAGCACCAAGCCCAATGCCACCGTCATCTCCATCGGAGCAGTGGCGCTCACCGCAAATGGGCAGTTTGTGGCCGAGTTTCACGAGTCCGTCACGCATGCAAGTCAACCCAATCGGGGCATTGATCAAGAAACCAACGACTGGTGGCTCAAACAGAGCGATGAGGCCAAGGCCGCGAGCTTCCTGTCTGCCAACTCCATCCCAGCCAGTGAGGCGCTGCAAGCGTTCAGCCAATGGGTGAATGCCTATGCCGACCCCAAGAGCGTAAAGGTCTGGGGCAATGGCAGCAGCTTTGACAACGTGATTTTGTCCTCGCTTTACGCCGACTACCTTGAATTGACACGCCCTTGGGCCTGGTGGAATGACCGCGACATGCGCACCGTTCTGGACATGCACAAGGGTGCCAAGGACGTTGGCCCGTTTGAGGGTATCAAGCACCACGCTCTGCACGATGCCCGCCACGAGGCCAAGCAGTTGGCCAAGGTCTTGAAGCACGTCACTTCGGGAGCAGCAGCATGACCGCCAGCATCATCATCTGGGCACCCCAGGGCTCTGGCTTGGGCGATGTCATGACCGACAAGCTGCGCAAGCACTTTGGACTCTCCCGCATCTTTGAGCGGGAGGTCTTCGAGCATCAAACCGTGTCTCTGCCAGCAAACGACCACCTGATCGTGGCCCGCAGCCACAGCGCCCCCTTGAGCAAGATCCGCACCATCTCCTTTGCCAATGCGCTGAAGATGATGCAGGGCGGAACCCAGACCCTGCCAGATGGGGTACGCAGGCCAGGCATCCAGAAGTTGGCGCAACAGATCCAACGTGAACACCCGAAGTGGACGGCGTCTCGCTGCTTGGTTGAGGCCAAGGTGCTATGGACCAACAAGAGCGCGAACGGAGGTGCTGCATGAACGGCCACCTACGCGCTGAGCTGATCTTGAAGCACTTCATCCGTGCAGGGCAGATCATCGACCTGGCATGCGCCACGTTCACGCACGACATTGACCTCAAAGGCGATGAGCTGCTGGACGACCTGCTGGCTCCGGTCATCGAACTTCACCCCTCTGTTATGCCGCTGCGCCAGGAACTGGTGAACCTGTGCGAAGAGGACCAGAACGATGTCAGCGAGTGCCTGGCCGCACTCTGGGCCTCTGGCTTCACGGGCTATGCGATCCAGTTCCATGCCCCCTCTGGCAACAACACCAATCACCCCAACTTCGGCAGCTTCTACACGCAATGGATCTACGCCGAGACCATCGAGGAAGCATGGCAGCACGCCTGCAAATGGGGCGACGAATGCCGCCAACAACTGCAGCTTGAACTGGAGTCTGAAGAATGACTGAAGCACACGACACCGTCACCCAGGCCCTGCCCACGCCAGGCGCCGGCGAGCGCATGGACCATGTGGCAATCGTCAGCATTGCCCGCAGCCTGACCAACCCGCGCAAGCGCTTCGACCCGACCAAGCTGCAGGAGTTGGCAGACAGCATCGCGGCCAGCGGTGTGCATCAACCTATCTTGATTCGCCCACTGCCAGGCCACCGCCTGGAAGACACGCACCGCGAGGCCCGCGCACTCAAGCAGCCCGCGCCCGAATATGAGCTGGTAGCTGGCGAGCGCCGCTGGCGTGCCTGCCAGTTGGCCAAGGTGGTTCAGATCCCAGCGATGATCCGCCCGATGACCGACGAGCAGGCCCTTGAAGTCCAGGTCATCGAGAACCTGCAGCGCGAGGATGTGACCGAGCTGGAAGAGGCCGAGGGCTATGAGTCGCTGATGAAGCACAGCAAGCTCAACGCCGACCAGGTGGGCGAAAAGATCGGCAAGAGTCGTGGCTATGTCTACGGCAGGCTCAAGCTGCTGGACCTCTGCCAGAAGGCCCGCGAGGAGCTGCGCGAAGGCAAATTTGATTTCAGCAAGGCCTTGCTTGTGGCCCGCATCCCGAACGAACAGCTGCAGCTCAAGGCGGTCGCGTACATGACCAAGCCAGACTGGCAAGGCGACGTCCCCAGCTACCGCGAATGCGCCAAGCACGTGCAAAGCGAGTTCATGCTGAAGCTGGACACCGCGCGCTTCAAGATCTCCGACGCCAGCCTGTTGCCTGAAGCGGGCACCTGCACCGATTGCAAGAAGCGCACCGGAGCCAACCAGGAGCTGTGGAGCGACATCAAGAGTGCAGACGTGTGCACAGACCCCAGCTGCTTCCACAAGAAGACTGATGCGCACACCGCTCTGATGGTGCGGGAAGCCAAGGACAAGGGGCAAAGCGTCATCGTCGGCAAGGAAGCCGAGGAGCTCGCCTCCGGCAGCTACTACAACGCGAAGATCAAGGGCTATCGCCGCCTGGACACGGCCGAGGACAGCCCCACCAACGAGCCGCTGCGCAAGATCATCGGGACACAGATGAAGGCCGAGGGCATCCAGCCCGTGAAGATCGAGAACCCGCGCAAGAAGGGCGAGCTGATCGATGCGCTGCCCAATGAAACAGTGCTGCGGCTGCTGAAGATTGTTGATGGCCAAGCCCAAGCAGCCAAAGAAGTGAGCAAAGAAGTGCGCGACTTTGCCAACGACAAGAAAGCAAAAGCTGAAGCCAAGGCAAAGAACCAGTACGAGCGAGCCTGGCGCGATGACCTGCTGGACACAGCCTGGCAGGCCATCAGCAATGACGAAGGGATCGGCTTCACAACAGAGATCCACCGCTTCTTGCTCTTGCGCATGGTGCACAGCCTTGCGACCGATGACGTCGCTGCAGTCGCCGATGTACTCGGCCTGGGCCGGGTTGCCGCGCACAGCGCCTTGATCGAGCACGCCAAAGAAACCAAGCGCCCTGACCAGCTGCACATGCTCTGCCTGATGCAGCAAGACAACCGCATCGACAACCCCACCTATGGATACCGCGTCTCCAATGAGGGACTGATGCTGGTGGCCAGCGCCGCGATGGGTGAAGGCTTGCAAAAGGCAATCAGCACGCTCAAAGCGGCTGCCACCGATAAATTTCTGCCCAAGCCCTCCGCTCAACCTGACGCTCCGAAGGGCGGTCTACCCCTACAACCGGCTGCGCGGGCTGGCGGGGGTGCTGCGCGAAGCAAAAAGGGGGCGGGCAAGGGCTCTGCCGCTGTAGCCAACGAGGTGCCAAAAACTAGCGCTGCACATGCGTCTGCACAAATCGCCGAGGCATTGCAAGAGTTGCAGGAATCAGGCGCGGCCGCAGCCGCGCAAGGCGTTGATGGGGCGCCTGTGGCTGACGCCCAGGCACCCACTTCAGGCGCTGAAGCGCAGGGCAACGATGCAGCTCCTGTCGATGCTGTGGCATCGCAGGATCTGCCGCCCTCCTCGCCGGCCGCAGTTGATGACCAGGCCGAAGGCGATGACGAGCAGCAGCCTGCGGCTGCCCCCGGCCAGCAGGGGGTGGGGTTCGCAATTGACAGCGTAGTACGCGTTAAAGACGGCCTGCGTGGCCCCAACAACAAGCTGCGTAAGACCTGCGGCCGTGTGGGTGTGGTCAAGCAGGGCCTGCCTGGTGGCGGCATCCCCGTGATGTTTGGCCCACGCGCACACGAGAGCGGCATTTTCACAGCCGATGAACTGGAGCCCTACAAAGCCGACCCAATTGTCGGCAAACGTGCCCGAGTCCTCAAAGCCGGAATGACAGAGCGCCGCAATGCATTCGTGTGGAAGGAAGGTACTGTGTCAGGCGTCCTGGAGGACGGCTGGCAGATCACCTTCCACAGCAAGAGCGGGGGACTGCCCACACAGGAAGCGTTCGGCACCGATGAGCTGGAGTCCATCGAATGACTACCGCAGAAAAGCCATGCATCAAATGCAATGAACTATGGCCAGACGACAAGGAGTTCTTCTTCGCTGGCCGGGGGAACTCTGCGCTTCTCAGCGTGTGCAAGGCCTGCTATGCCGAGCACTACCGCACCCCTGAATCGCGGCGCAAACCGAAGAGAGCCGCGCCCAGCACTTGCCTGCCTTCGGCTGCGCTGCAGGGCATCTTTCATGACCTGGTTGCAGGAGCTCACGCATGAGCAAACTATCGCAACTCAAGAAAAAGGTTGGCTATCAGGAGCATGTACCCCGCTGCTCCACCTGCGCCTACTTTCTGCAGCAGCAGCTCATGAGGGATTCAATGCCTGGCTACTTTCAGCGGTTCTGTAGACAGCATCATTTCGAGGTCAAGGCACACGCTTGCTGCGACAACTGGATCTCTGAAAAAGGTGAGGTACTTGCATGAGCCGCCGTCACTTCTACCAGCAACCCCGACAGCATGGGCGCAACCCCCTGATGGTCTTCAACCAGCACAACAGCAAGCTCACGCCGGCCGAGGTTGCTGAGACCATGGGCTCACTGCGCACAGCCTTTGCACACATGCGCGAAGGCGTGGCCACCCACAACGAATACGTGGTTCTGCATTCCAGCATGCTGATAGCACAAGAGATTGAGCAGATGGGCGTCGTGCGCGGCCTGCAGGAGCACATCACGGCCGCGCTCCAGGCCTGCGCCTCCTACCAGGAGCGCAGCGGCTATGCCGAGAACTGGGTGCCCAGCGATATCCACTTCCACGAGCTGGATGCACTGGGCGCGATGCTGGATCTGCACGAGTACCAGCTGCAACAGCTCACCGCACGCGAAGTGCACCTGGCTGCACAGCGCCTGGTGGCCCGCACCAAGTCCGCCGGCGGCGATGTCTACCAGGCGGACAGCAGCATGACCACCCTGACAACCTACAAACAAGAACAAAGAAAGCGAGCCTGATCATGGAAGCCGCAGATCAAATCATCGATAGCGATATCTACACGGCCGTGCAAATTGCCTCTCTCTTGAAATGCGACAAAGAAACGGCAGAGGAGCGCATCCGCAGCGGCGACCTGCCAGGCATCAAGTTCGGCAAGAGCTGGGTCATCCCACGCCAAGCACTGCTCCAGTGCCTTAATGAAATGGCACTGAGCGAAGCCGCACAGCGTAAAGCAGAGCTGCAAGGCTCCCGCGCAGCCGCGCTTAAAAAAGGCAAGGCCTCGACCAAAGCCGAGGCTGCACCGCCACCGATGCTGCCGACCAGCCAGGGGCATCGCAAACGTGGCCAGCGCCGCGAACCACCCCAACTTCCCTCACTACCAATACCCGCCTGAGCTAGCCCTAAATCACTTCTTACGCTTTTCCCAAGATTCGAGAATGAAGAGCGCTGCAGTGTGCGCTGAGTGAATAGCTAGTCGTGCGTGTCGAGGCTCCAACTTATAGGTTTTCACACCCGGCCCATGTGCTGAGCTTGCATGAGTCCGAAGAGCACCAATTCCATCGATTACCCCAAACAATCCAGTGAGAATTACCTGTAGATCCTGATCCTCGATTGCGCCAGGATCAAATCCTAGATCTTTGCGCACCACGTTCCATACTGGCTTCAAGTCCTGCTTATTCGGCATTTCCAAACCACGTTCAGCAATATAGACCTTGCATATGCTCTCAAGGATATTGCTTGCCGCTGATACCGCCTCTCTTGGACTCAGCTCCACATTCGCAAGGGCTCGATTGAACTCCAGATCAACTGCTGGTATGTCACGCGCCCTGATGAAGTCCTCTAATGCTCTCGTTGGTGAACCTAGAGTCCCTGTAATTTTCCCGCCGCGCGCGTACTGAAGATCACACCTGGACAGTGCCTGCTGAATTTTCTCTTGATCTGCAGTGGGAACCTCCTCAGGGCCAGAACCGAAAAGGAAGGTTTTTTTCTGGAGATCCTCCTCCATGTACATCTCTATCAGCTTGCCCAACACCTGCAAGGGCTGCACCGCCTCATCAGCATTCACACGACGCAACCACTCTAAACATTTTGCGGGCTTGGCACCGATGGGTGGATCACCTGGGGCACCAGCATGCATAAAAAGATTATTCAATGATGAATGGTTCTCTCTTCTAGATATGACTTCTACACAAGCAGAGATTACCGGCGCTGGAATTGTTTGACGCATGTGATTTATTTCGCTGACATTAGTAATGATGAGCTTGAACCCGCACCCTCAATAAGTCACATCAGCATACATGCGAATGGCCAAGTCTTCGGCTCGGAAGCTGGCGTAGCGCTGGGGCATCTTGCTCCCCGGAGCCCAGCCCATCATTCCAGGTATCTCCACCTCACGGAACATCCAGTCACCCGTTTTCGGGTGACGCATCTCATACCAGCGGCAGGTCGCCTCATGCCGCAAATCATGCTCAGCCAGCCCCTGGCAATCAGCATAAGCAAACACCGTCCTGAAACGGTTTGACAGCTTGTGCGACACACGATCCATCTCATCAGGGTCACCATCCCAGAACGGGAAAATCAGTTGCTCCGCACCCTCATTCGGCAGCACTTCCAGATACTCACGCAGCACGGGCAATAGCTCCGGACGCACCGGCACCTCACGCCATTTCACATTCCCGTGCCACTGCTTGCTGGTGCGCACGCGCAGTTTGAGCGCATCGAGCTGGACCTGGCCACGCGTCAAGGTGTAGGCCTCTCGCAACCGCAACCCCGTCCAAACGATCAAGCTAAAGAGCACAGAGAGCGCAGGCATGTCGGGCGCATCCAGAGCGCGCTCACGATCCGGCCGCTTTTCACCCGCCATGGCCCGCTCGATCTTCTCCTGCTCTCCAGGGAAGAGACGCCGCTCGCGGCTCACGTCCACACGTACAGACAAGGCCTGCGCACCAGGCACGCCGGCGGCGTTGGCCTGCGCGATCTCCTCACGGTCCTTGCCGTTGTATGAAGCCAGACCACGGGGCAGCAGCTTGAGCGGGTTGCCGAAGTTCACCCCGTCCGCCTGCCGAAGCCACCAGTCAAAGCAGCGCGAGAGTGAGCCAATCCGCTTGCGGATGGTGCTGGGCGCGTAGTTCTTGCTCGCATCGAGCTTCATGCTTTTCACCCAGGCCTCGGCCCACTTGTAGGTGATGTCGGCAATGAGCACCTTGCCCAGCTCGATCTGCAAGAGTCGCAGGATCTCCATGTCACTCTTGGCGGGCTGGCCTGTATTCATCCAGGCACCGATGATGTAGCGCAGCTTTTCGGTCGGCTTGGGCTCGGCATCAGTCCTGGCCAGATCTGCTGGCACAACGCCGGCAGCTAGCAGCATGTCGACCTGCTTGCCATAAGCATCGGCCTCTGGACGCGTTTCAAAAGTCAAATACACCGGCTTGGGCAGCAGCTTGTTTCTGATGGTCAGCTCAAAGCGGCCTGTCCGCGTCTCCCGCACACTCGCCATATACACCCCTAACACTGTATAAAACAACAGCTATATAAAGTGTACTCGTGTGGACGGCAAGAATGAAGTTCCACGCGTGGTTTGACCGCGAATGACGCGCGGTCAGCATCGTTTTTGCGGGGGTTTTGCGCGTGTAAAAACAAAAAGGCCACCCGTGAGGGTGGCCTAACTTGTTGATTTCCTTGGAGAAATCTGGAGGCGCGAACCAGAGTCGAACTGGTCTAACCGGATTTGCAATCCGGGGCATAACCGCTTTGCTATCGCGCCGTCATCACAAAAAACCTGGAGCGGGAAAACGGGTTCGAACCGTCGACCTATACCTTGGCAAGGTATCGCTCTACCAACTGAGCTATTCCCGCAATACAAAAAGCTTTCGCTTTCTGTGCCGGATCTGCATTGCTACAGATCCTGAAAACCTGGAGCGGGAAAACGGGTTCGAACCGTCGACCTATACCTTGGCAAGGTATCGCTCTACCAACTGAGCTATTCCCGCAATACAAAAAGCTTTCGCTCTCTGTGCCGGATCTGCATTGCTACAGATCTTGAAAACCTGGAGCGGGAAAACGGGTTCGAACCGTCGACCTATACCTTGGCAAGGTATCGCTCTACCAACTGAGCTATTCCCGCAATACAAAAAGCTTTCGCTTTCTGTGCCGGATCTGCATTGCTACAGATCCTGAAAACCTGGAGCGGGAAAACGGGTTCGAACCGTCGACCTATACCTTGGCAAGGTATCGCTCTACCAACTGAGCTATTCCCGCATATCTACCGAAGCCCAACATTGTACAACGTTGTTTGCTGCGATGGATCGAATTGTAGCGCAGTTCTGAGAGCGCTCAGGAAAAACGCCACATTTTTCATAAAAACACCTTCAATGCTTGATAGCAGCTCCGGCTGGCTTGGCTTCGGCAGCAGCCACAGCGGGCACGGCCTCCTCAGTCAATGGCTCGGGAAGACGCTCCAAAGCCACCTTCAGCACCTGATCGATCCACTTCACCGGCACGATCTCCAGAGCGCTTTTCACGTTATCCGGAATTTCCTGCAGGTCCTTGGCGTTCTCTTCAGGGATCAGCACAGTCTTGATGCCACCACGCAGAGCCGCCAGCAGCTTTTCCTTGAGACCGCCAATGGCAGTGACTTCGCCGCGCAAGGTGATTTCACCCGTCATGGCCACGTCGGAGCGCACGGGGATACCCGTCAGCGCAGAGACAAAAGCCGTGGTCATGGCCGCACCGGCGCTGGGGCCGTCCTTGGGCGTTGCTCCATCCGGCACGTGAACGTGGATGTCCCTCTTCTCGAAAGCCTCATCCTTGATGCCCAGCATGCGCGAGCGGCTGCGCACCACGGTACGAGCAGCCTCGACCGATTCCTTCATCACATCGCCCAGAGAACCGGTGCGGGTGATCACACCCTTGCCGGGCATGGTCGCAGCCTCGATGGTCAACAGATCGCCGCCCACTTCGGTCCACGCCAGACCGACCACCTGGCCCACCTGGTTGTTATGCTCGGCGCGGCCATAGCTGAACTTGCGCACGCCCAGATACTCGTCCAGATTTGCATCCGACACGACCACCTTGGGTTGCAGCTTGCCCAGTTGCAGCCCCTTGACCACCTTGCGGCAGATCTTGGAGAGTTCACGCTCAAGCGAACGCACACCGGCTTCACGGGTGTAGTAACGCACGATGTCGCGGATCGCAGACTCCGTCACATCCAGCTCGCCCTCCTTCACACCGTTGTTGGTGATCTGCTTGGGCAACAGATAGCGGATGGCGATATTCGTCTTTTCATCTTCGGTATAGCCCGAGAGACGAATCACTTCCATGCGATCCAGCAGGGCCGACGGAATGTTCATGGAGTTGGAGGTCGCCACAAACATCACGTCTGACAGGTCGAAATCGACTTCCACGTAATGATCGCCGAAGGTATGGTTCTGCTCGGGATCCAGCACTTCGAGCAAGGCGCTCGACGGATCGCCACGGAAATCCATACCCAGCTTGTCGATTTCGTCCAGCAGGAACAGCGGATTGCGCGTGCCCACCTTCTCCAGGCTCTGCAGCACCTTGCCCGGCATGGCGCCGATATAGGTGCGGCGGTGCCCGCGAATTTCAGCTTCGTCACGCATGCCACCCAAAGCCATGCGCACGTACTTGCGCCCTGTGGCCTTGGCAATGGACTGCCCCAGCGAAGTCTTGCCCACACCAGGAGGGCCTACCAAACACAGGATAGGCGCCTTGACCTTGTCCACGCGCTGTTGCACTGCAAGATATTCAAGAATGCGGTCCTTGACCTTTTCCAGGCCGAAGTGATCTTCGTTGAGCACTTCCTCGGCATTGGCCAGATCGTGCTTGATCTTGGTCTTCTTGCTCCAAGGCAAGCCCGTCAACACCTCGATGTAGTTGCGCACCACGGTGGCTTCCGCCGACATGGGCGACATCAGCTTGAGCTTCTTGAGTTCGGCTTCGGCTTTCTTACGAGCCTCCGCAGGCATTCTGGCCGACTTGATCTTTTTCTCGATCTCCTCGATGTCAGCGCCTTCTTCACCCTCGCCCAGCTCTTTCTGAATCGCCTTGACTTGCTCGTTCAGATAGAAATCACGCTGGTTTTTCTCCATCTGACGCTTGACGCGGCCACGGATGCGCTTGTCCACATTGAGGATATCGACCTCACGATCAAGCTGCTCAAACAGATTCTCCAGGCGCTCCTTGATATCCACCAGATCGAGCACTGCCTGCTTGCTTTCCAGCTTGAGAGGCAGGTGGGCCGCAATCGTATCCGCGAGTCGGCCGGCATCGTCAATGCTGGCAATCGAGGTCAGGATTTCCTGAGGGATTTTTTTATTGAGCTTGACGTACTGGTCAAACTGCTGGGTCACGGCGCGGCGCAGTGCCTCGATCTCGCTGTGCTCATGAACGCCTTCCTGAGGCTCCACGGGCGTCACAGAAGAGGTGAAATGCGTTTCCTCGTCGTTGACCTGCTTGACCAGGGCGCGCTGCTGGCCTTCGACCAGCACCTTCACCGTGCCGTCAGGCAGCTTGAGCATTTGCAAGATGGTGGAGACGCAACCCACATCAAACATGTCTTCCGCGGCCGGCTCATCCTTGGAGGCCGTTTTCTGCGCCACCAGCATGATGCGGCGGTCGCCTTCCATGGCCAATTCCAAAGCCTTGATGCTCTTGGCGCGGCCCACAAACAAGGGGATCACCATGTGCGGGAACACCACCACATCGCGCAATGGCAGCAGTGGCAGGTCTAGCGGTGTGGAAGGCAAAGGGGTTTGTCCTGACAT